CCGGAAAAGTACAAGAAAGCCGGCATTGTCTACGTCCAGGATTCCAACATCTGCATCAGCGCCGGGGGCGGGTACATTTACAGCACCAACCAGGGGAGCATCCAGTACAAAAACGGAAAGTACGTCCGCACCAAAGTCGGGAGCGGGTATCCGCTCACCAGCAAGATTCTGTACGCTATTGTTCCGAAAAGTTGAGGGGGAATACAAATTATGGATTCTATGCACACACTCATTCACCCGGTGCTGCTGGCACTGGCACACAATCCCATTGTTCAGCTGGTGGTGCTGGCGGTGTGCTTTGACACTGTGTTTGGCGTGATCCGCGCCATCAAGGAGCACAAATTCAACAGCTGCTTCGGCATTGACGGCGCGATCCGCAAGATCAGCATGATTATCTCGCTGGTGTGCCTGGCGGTGGTTGATCTGATTATCGACATTAACCTGCTGGGATTCGTCCCAAAAGAGGCCCTTGCCTTTTTCGGGCTGGAGCGAGTGGGCACAGCTGAGTTTTTCGGCCTGCTGTACATCTGCTACGAGGCGGTAAGTATCCTCAAAAATATGTACCTGTGCGGCCTGCCGGTTTACGGCGTGTGGATGCACGTCCGGGATTTTCTGGGCAAGTACACGGACGAGCTGCCGGACGGAGAAGAGGTAGAGGAGGCGAAAAAGCATGAAGTACGGCATTGACATCTGCTCTTATCAGGGGAAACCGAACTGGGCGAAGGTCAAAAAGGCCGGGTGCGGCTTTGCGGTTCTCAAGTGCATCCGCAAGAATCTTGCCGCTGATACTTCCTTTGCGTACAACGTGCAGGGCTGTGCGGCCCAGAAAATCCCGGTAAGTGTTTACACATACGTCTATGAAAACACACCGGATGGGGCCGTTAAACGTGCAAAGGCGGCTGTCAAGTCTTGCGTTGCTCACGGCGTAAAAAACTGCGTTATCTGGTGGGACGTGGAGGAGCGCTCTGTATTCAAGACGGGAGCAGCGGCACGGGCAAAGGCCACCGCTTCTATCCTTGCGGCCTGTAAAGTTATCGAGGCGGCTGGCTACGGCTTCGGCGTGTACTGTGATGCAGACTTTTACACGGGCATGCTCAACGCTCAGGATATCGGCGGGAAGTGGTGGATTGCCAGCTATGGCCCGAACCGAGTTACCACATTCGGCCAGAAACCGGACCGTAAAAAGCCCACGATTCGGAATGAGCTGTGCGGCTGGCAGTACTGCTCTAAAGGCCGTGTCCCCGGCATCAGCGGAGCCGTGGATCTGGATGTGGCCTATGATGACCATTTTGCCAGCGCAGTCAAAAAGGCCGCAGTCGACGGTATCAGCACCCGGAAGCGCACTGTGACCAACGCCGCCGGGGCGAACCTGCGGGAGCTGCCCAGCGGGGAAGCGGCTGTTGTGGCAACGGCCCAAAAGGGCGCTGAGCTGGCGGTGGTGGAGGACTTTGCCGCAACCAACACCGTGGGCAGCGACACCAGGTATGTCTGCGTGAACTACGCTGGGAAATGGCTGTGGTGTGCGGAGAAGCTGCTGGAATAAACGCAAAAGGCCGGAGGGGTGATTCCCTCCGGCTGTTTTTATTTTGGTTTGTTGCGGGCCCTGCCTCTTTTGACATCCGCCTCATACTGACGGAGCTTCCGCCGCTGGGCATCACACTCCGGGGAGCAGGTGTTGACGGCGGTTTTTGCCCTGTCGCCGGTGATGGGCTTGCCACAGATCACGCAGAGCCGCACGCCCTCCAGGAGGGTCTTACGGTGCTTGTGGTCGTAGGCTTTTGCCTGCTCCCGCTTGTGAGGGGCTACAGCCTCCCGGACGGCCTCTTGTGCGCAGTCCGGGCAATAGCGCTGGCGGCCGTTTGTCAGCGTGTACTCAGCCCCGCAGCGCTCACACACCTGGATGCTGCCCAACTTCCGGGTGCTGCCCTGTGCCTTCTGCCGCCGATCCTGTTCCCGGCGTCGCTCCAGTCTGCAATCCGGGCAGTACCGAGCGCGTGGCCCGCCCAGGAAGGTTTTGCCGCAAGTTGAGCAGGTCCGGGGCCGCATCACGCTCTCCTGCTTTGCCAGCTTGCGGCAGTCTGCGCACAGGGCGGTGTACTTTGTGGCATCCGGTAGCGGGGCCCCGCACCTGGAGCATACCCGGATGCTGCGCTCAGACATCGTGGCGCAGGATGCCCAAACACTCCTGCATCATCAGGCGGACGTACACGGGGCATTCCCGCTGTCCTCCGCACCAGTTTTCCATGGTGCGGTAGGGGACTGCGAATCGCTCCGCCAACTTGCGCTGGGAGAGACCGGCAGCTGCGGCAATCTCCTTAACAGAGCGGTGAGATGCGTCCCAGAGCTGACCAAGCCAGTCGAGCCGGTCCGCTGGAATGTCAGCATCCTCATCGTCTCCCCAGATTGAGGAGAGCGACAGATCGCTGATGTAAGCGTCCTGGCCTGTGTAGTTTTGAGCCTCGGACAGGCAGGTCTGATAGATCGTCATGGTGTGGTCCTCCTTTGTTTTTCGGGTCTTGCCCTCACTGGGCCCGCCCATGTGCTGGGCGGGTCGGTGAAGGTCAGGCGTTAAATATAGGCGACCTCGCTGAAGCTCTTGGGGTGATACACCCTGATGTCGGAGTCGTGCGCCCAGTCCATAAGTGTTTGACTCAGATCGTCCCAGTAGAAATCAATCCCGTTGATGGTGGAGATATAGGCGCCGGGGCAACCGCCGTTTATAGGCTGGCTGTTGGCTCTGAGAGCTTCTGCGGTGATGAGGACCTTAGAATTGCTCTTGGTCTTGCTCATCTGCTCGGCGAAAGCCTCTTTCTTGGTGTCGTAGTACAGTTTCATGATTTTATCCTCCTAAGTTTTTGCTTTGGGGTGTTCCCTTTTGTTGATATTATAATACCACTCAATGGGTGGTATGTCAATAGGAAAATCAAAAAAATTTGAAAAAAGTTTGCCGGAGGTAGGGGAGTGGTTCCCTTACCTCCGGCGGTTGTGGCTTGCTGTTATTTAAATTATAGTAACCGTCTGGCTACTGGGAATATAATAATACTAGTCATTGATATAAAACCGCACTGAGCGGTCCGGGGAAACCTCAATTTTGTGTAAAATTCTGTTCCAAAACGCCCGTTTGTGGACCCTGTCGAGGGAATCGTAAATCGAGCTCCAGTCTGGTGGCAGCATGGCTTTGATTTCGTCTGGCGTCTTTTTCTTTTTCTGCGGCTGCGATAGGACGCCAAGCTCTGAGTTCAGCCGCTCCATCCGCCGGTGGAAATCGTCCTTTGCCAGGATCCCGTCAATATAGGCGTCCGTCAACCGCTCCCGCTTCTGCTGGAGCGCATTTCTGCGCCGCTCTGTGTCGTCTGGTACTGCCTGAGCTTGACGCATTTCCGCCTGTACGATCGCATCTTGAAAGGCCGCATCAAGATTTGTAAGCAGTTCTCGCTCAATGTCCCGCTCGTAGATGTTGACGCTGTTACCGCATCTGACCCCTCTGGATTGGTACCGGCGAGTGCAGTTGTAAAATGCCTGGTTGTTGGACATCTGCCGGTGTCCGCCCAGTCTGCCGCCGCAATCGCCGCAGATCAGCAGGCCCCGAAACAGGAAAACGTACCCTGACTTTCGCGGCGCCCGTTTCCGGGTTGAAAGGACCTTGTCCCGCTCCTCCTCTGTGATGTACGGCTCGCAGGGGCAGCCCTGAATCTGGCCGGCGTAGCTTGCGGCGTTGCGCAGCATGTAAGAGGCAGAGCTTACCCCGAGAAACTGGCCGTGTCGGTAATACGCGTCCAGTGCCTCTCCCAAGCTTCCGCCGGAGAGATATGTCTGCCAGAAGTCAGTCACGGCGGCCTCCGTTTCCGGATCCTTCACCGGCTTGCCGTCCTCCAGTCGATACCCCCGGGGCATATTTCCGGAGCAGATTTCCCCTCGTAGCCGCTTTTGCTGGAACGTAAATTTGATGCGCTCACTGGTCTGATCTGCCTCATGTTCTGCCAGAGACAGCATCAGGTTAACTTTAAAACGCCCGGCACTGGTGCGTGTTTCGTAGTCCTCCAGGATTGCCGCCCAGAATACGCCGTTCCGCTGGAGGATCTCGTCAACCTTGTAGTAGTCTTTGAGATTGCGGAACCAGCGGTCCAGCTTTGTAAACACCACGGCATCTGCTTCGCGTCGCTCTACGCTGGCAAGCAGATCGCGCAGGGCCGGGCGGCTCTGGTAGGGCTTCCGGGCAGAAAAACCTTCGTCCGTGTAAGTATGCACCACGTGACAGCGGTGGGAATCTGCCCAGCGGTTCAGCGCCTGAGTCTGATCGACTATGCTTTCCCCGAATCTGGCTTGCTCCTCGGTTGAGACTCTGGCGTAGAGTATTACGTTCAGCCCTGAAATGGTCATTGTAACTCCTCCCATTTTGTAGTATACTGGAAGGGTGATAGGGCCTGCGAAACCTTTTCACCCTCTTTTTAACCGTCTCGGTGTTCCCGCACCGGGGCGGTTTTTATTTTGCTGATTTTCACTTCAACGCCCAGTGGTGCCCACAATTCTGGCACACGCACTCTGTGTGGTGTCTGGTGCTGGTGTAAACCTTGTCACGCCGACCAAACATGTGCAAAGGCCATGTGCACAGCGCAAACATCGCTTTCGCGAACCACAGCCACCAGCCGACAAACATAAAATACAGCCATCCGTGGTGGCCCTTCTCTACATGAACCTGCTCAGATACAACCTGAGCGTTGACGTTATCACTCCCACAGCGGGGGCAGCGTAATTTCTTTTCCATTTTTTGTTCTCCTTTACTTGAAAGTTATCTAACAGCGCTGATAAAATGCGTAGCCTTACCAATAATGTGAACCTTGTTCATATCCTCCTCCCAAAACACCATCGGTCTATATGTTGGGTTCTCCGGCTCCAGTATGATGTGATCCGGGTAGAGACGCACTCGCTTTAAGGTGGCCGTATCACCGTCTACCTGAGACTGGAGACCGTGCCCCGTGGGCTGGGCTTCACCCGCATTGCCGCCAGTGGCAACGAGGTCGTGCGCTGGGACAGAGTTGAGGATTACCTCAGCCAATTCGGCATGCCCACTTGTGGGCACGATGCCTTCATCCCTGAGAACATCTTCTATTGATTATTTAAGTTGCTTCTTCACTTCCTGCGATTAAGTTAAGTGATTTTAATTGTGTTTAACTTCATGCTTGCCCACTGGCCTTTTGTAATTAGTATTTTTCTAGGGCGTGCCCCTTCAAACGGGCCTACAATTCCGTTTTCTTCCATTTGGTCAACAATCTTAGCGGCTCTGCTATATCCGAGTTTTAGCCGTCTTTGAAGCATAGACGATGATGCCATGCCTGTTTCCAATACAATGTCTATAGCATCATAAAGGAGCGGGTCTGGCTTGTTATCAACGTATCCTTTTGTAAACCGATATTCTTCCGGCAAATAATAAGGCTGATACATCTTTTTTATGTTTTCCGGCACCCCGCCCGAGCGTTCAATCATATATTCAAGCTTTTTTCTGTCCCACGTTAACACACCGGTTCTTTTCGCAAGGTCAACAGCAGAATCGGTAAAATAGTTGGTTGTCAATACTATCGCAACATCACATCCATAGTAGCAACGACCGGAATACGCTTCCTGAATCGCCTTGTTTCCGATGCTGTTTGAATATCTTTTGCACTGTACGCCGTATAAAACGCCGTCTTTCCTCGCAAGAATATCTATCCCTTGATCTCCACTCCCCCTTGTTACGGTTACATCGGAATATCCACAATCAGCGAACAACTGAGCGCAAAATTTTTCAAATTCATGACCTTCCATCGTATCACAGTCCGAAACAGAAAAAGGTATTTTTCTTTCCGCTGTAGAAAGTCCATCCTTTTCCATTGCTTCCGTATTGCACGCCATCATAAACTTGAAAAAGTCTGGAGAGCAATAAGAATTATGCTTTGTAAACACAACATCCGGCGTCGGCTCCGTTTGCGCAAACATACCATTTCTGGTTTCTGGCCCTGCCCCTTCACTGGCTGTTTCTATCGGCTCGGCTTCCAACAACTCGGTCTCTTCTTCCAAATCAAAACTATCATCATCTTCTTTATTTAATATATTTTTCCTTATAAATTCAATAATCCCCATACTAAACCTCTGATTTCCCACATTGCACATTAAGGTGGTTGGTTCATTTATATTTGTCCGTTTTATAGGACTTTCAAATCTTATTTGCTGTTGACGATCAAAAACAAATGTTCTACAATTACAAAAAAACGACAGGAGGAAAGGCAAATGCAAAACGCTGAGGTTCAAAAAAAATTAGAGTCCATCCTGGAGAAAGCGACGCCTGCGCAAGCAGCGTTGATACTGCGATTTGCGAAGCGCCTTGTAGAGGAGTAGGCCGTGGGCCTACCCCTCTTTTTCGTCCAGGAGACGATGTGCCATGCGCTCCATCATAGCCCACTCTTCCGGGCTCATTTCAGAGAGCATCGCCACAAACCGCGCGCGGAATCCGTCCTCTTTGATGACGTCTGCGGCGAAATCTGTAATCTGATCGGCTTTTGTCAATGGGAGATACATATCTCCAACTCCGTCGACCAACCACGATTTATTGACGGAAAACTTATCACAAATCGTGTTAATGATTGGTGTCAGGGGAACCCGGCGCCCGTATTCGTAGCTGTCAAGCGTACTGATTGAGATGCCAATGGTGTCTGCAAACGCTTGACGGCTCATTTTTTTGTCTTTGCGAATAGCCTTGATCCTGTCTTTCATTTTTCTGTTCACCTCCCTTTCTAGATCTCATTATACACCATGCTACCCCATACGTCAAGAAAAAATATGTACAACGTACAATAAAAAGTGTTGACATATATTGCGACGCGTGATATACTCTATGTACAAAGCAAGAAAGGACGGTGAACGACATGACCGAAGCCGAGAAGATCATCATGGAATCTCTGATGAAAGTCATCAAGCAGCTCCAGCCAGAGGACCGGAAAGCCCTGCTGATGTACGGGCAGGGGCTGATCGACGGACGCAAGCAGTGAAAGGAGTATGCATGAACAATTTATCCATTTTTGAAAATCCTGCTTTCGGGCAGGTGCGAACCACCACCATCAACAATGAGCCGTGGTTTGTTGGCAAGGATGTAGCCACTGCGCTGGGGTACAGCAACGCAAGCAAGGCAGTGATGATGCACGTGGATGACGATGACAAGCGCTTTGAGATGATGAACGTATCAGATTCCCAAAATGGGAATCTGGTCAAGACGGCACTCATCAACGAATCCGGCCTGTACAGCCTGATTCTCTCCAGCAAGCTGCCCACGGCAAAGGACTTCAAGCGCTGGGTGACCAGCGCCGTGCTCCCCAGCATCCGCAAGCACGGCGCTTACATGACCCCGGCGACCATTGAGAAGGTGCTGAGCGACCCGGACACCATCATCAAACTGGCAACCCAGCTCAAGGATGAGCAGGCCGCCCGACGCAAGCTGGAGGGCAAGGTGGAGCAGGACAGACCCAAAGTTCTGTTCGCCGATGCGGTGAGCGCAAGCAAAAACAGCATCCTGATCGGAGAGCTGGCAAAGATTCTCCGTCAGAATGGCGTGCTGACCGGGCAGAAGCGGCTCTTCCAGCGCCTGCGCAACGACGGCTATCTGATGAAGAGCGGCGAAAGTTACAACCTTCCCACACAGCGGGCTATGGAAATGGGTCTGTTTGAAATCAAGAAGAACAGCATCACCCACTCTGATGGACACGTCACGGTGACGAAAACGACAAAGGTTACCGGGAAGGGACAAATCTACTTTATCAACCGATACAAGGGAGGTGTTGACCATGGCAAAGGGCAAGAGCCTGGAAGAGCTGGACGCAAGCAGTAACAGGAGGTGACCACTATGGGCCCTAACCAAATTACGCAAGCCCAGGCCGACAAAATCCTGAAGGTGCTTGTCGAGCTGTGGGCAGATCAGCACGGCCTGACGGTCGACAGTGTAAAAATCGAAAGGAGGGCTGACTAATGGGCCAGAAACACGCAGCCCCCACCATGCCGCTGAAACAGGCGGTAGAGATCGGGGAGATGCATCATGGCAACTTGCAGGCGTGATTGTTTTAACTGCCCATTCCCGGACTGCATCAATGACCGTCTGGTGTCGGAAGATTTCAAAGAGGCCAATGCCAGGGACCGGGACATCCGCAGGGAGCGGCAGCCACCGGAAGTGCGACGCCGGCGCGAGAATGAACGACGCAAGCGCAGGGAAAAGCGTCGCCGCCTCCGTGGGGATGACACTCCAGCTCGGGAACTGAAAGCCCGCGCAAAGAACAACGCCGAGTATTCGCCGGAAAAACGGCGTGAGATGTACATGAGGGACCGGGAAGCGGTCCTCGCAGCGCAAAAGGCTTACCGAGAGGAGCACAGAGAAGCGATCCTGAAATACAAGCGTGAGTACCAGATGAAGCACCCCGACTATTTGCAGAACTACCACAACGAAAACGAGAAGCGCCTCAGGAAAAAGCAGATTCAAATTAAGCTTTTCCGGAAAAGCCTTTTACTTTCACAGCGCCAATTCGCTAAAAAAGTCGGGGTCTCACCACATACCATCCACAACTGGGAGACAGGCCGAACGCCTGCAAACTGGGCAAAAATCAAGGCCGCCTTCCCGGATTTCGAAAGGAGAAAGCTATGAAAACGAAACCCAAACACGCAGCCCCCACCATGCCGCTGAAACAGGCGGTAGAGATCGCCAGACGAAAGAGGGACCTGCTGTTCGCGCCTGGAAGCGTTGATTACAACGCACAGACCCGCCTGATCGACTACGCCACCACCACGGACAAGGACTTTGCCAACGTGATCCTGATTCTTATGGGCCTTGTGTGCGCTCCGCTGGCCCTGGTCCTGCTGATTGTGGGGGTCATCTATGTCCCCACCGGGAACCTTCAGGCTTCTGCGCAGGTGTTCCCGTATTTCGTCACGGCGGCGGCTATCGCCGTTTGCGGCCTGTGGGGGGTGAGGAGATGAGCAATACACCTGCAACCGGCGAGGTTTGGACGCTGAAAGACAACAACGGTGCAAAGCGTGAGTGCCTTGTACTCAACTCCACTGGGGACGGTTACACAACCGGTTGGTACATGCACAGTTACAGCAAGCACACGGAAAACATCTTGCTGAAGGTTCCTGTTAAGGGTGAGCGGTACATCGACCCCCGCAAAATCACATATTGGCACACCAACTGCTTCCAGTCAAAACTCTATGATCTGAAAACAGATGATTACATCCGGGTAAAGTCGAGAGCGGCTATGATGTTGGGACTCGGTGTCCAGAATGAGGACCTGGAAAACCGCTGTGCGCTTGCAGAACAGAATGTTGCCAGCATGGGGCGCAGGATTGAGACAATCACAGCAGAGCGTGACCTGCTGAAAAGCCTGTGTGAGAAAACCATGGCTGCACGACTGGAGGAAGCAGAGCAGAGCAAGCCGAAGCCCGCAATCGCAGAGGGGCAACCGACAAAAAAAATGACGCAGGCCGAATATCAAAGACTCTGCAAGGAGCGCAACAAGAAGAAACTGTTGCCAAAACAGGCTTACATCGGGGTAAAACTCAAATCCGTGCGAATGTCACAGGTTACCTGCGGAATGATGATCGGAGTAAACGGAAACACAGTTTGCGGATGGATTCACGGCTCAAGCAAAGCAAACTGGGGCAAGCTGGAAACCGTGTTCCCCGGCATTGAGCAGGAGGCCGACAGATGGGCAGAGAAACAGAAGTGAAATGCACCATTGCTTGTAGTTGTGCAAGTGATCTCTGTTCCCAAGGCGAGTGCTCGCGCTGCGGCTGGGAAGAGGCGGAACGATACAGAAGGCTGGAAATGTTGCGCAACGGTGAGTTGTCAGAGCGTGACGGCCTAGCTTGCCTTGTGATTCGCAAGCCCACCAAAGCGGAGGAGATCGCAAAAAAGCTCCGGGGACTATCCCCCAGAGCGCTGGAGAACATCGAAAAATATGTTGACCAATACAGGAGGTAAACCAGCATGAAAAGACCTGAGATTTACAAGACGGCCATCATGGCGCTGATCGCACGCGAAGAGAACGCGGAAACCCGCGAGTTGAACGAAGATGAATTCTGTGAGTCGCTGTATGCACTATCCAGTGACTACCACTACTGGGCCGAGAAGAACGAGGCGGTGACCACCGATGCTTGACCATCCTGTCATTCGCAACTGCGAACTGACCGGCTACCCGGACGGGCGGGAAGTTATCCCGGTCTGCCCCGTTTGTGGGGAGCAGTGCGAGACGATTTACAAGGACACATGGGGGGACATCGTGGGCTGTGACCAGTGCATCACAGCGTTTGACGCAGTGGACATCATGGGCGAACTGGAGGTAGACAATGAGTGGTAAATTCCGCCCTTTGAGGGCTGATGAAATCGACTGCCGAGTGCAGTCGGTAAAGCAAAACGGGCTTGTGCTCCTGCTCTACAAGGACGCACGCGCAGATCAGAACATCCTGGACGAAACGGTTGGGCCGTACAACTGGCAGCGCCACCACAGCCGGGACAATGCCAATTGCACCGTGTCCATCTGGGACGATGAAAAGAAGCAGTGGGTAGGCAAAGAGGACACCGGCACAGAGTCCAACACCGAAGCACAGAAGGGGCTTGCAAGCGACTCTTTCAAGCGTGCGTGCTTCAACTGGGGCATCGGCCGGGAACTGTATTCCGCCCCGTTCACGTGGATCAGTTCAACCAACTGCAACATCAAGCAGCAGGGCCAGAAATACGCCTGCTACGATCGCTTCTACGTCAAGGACATTGGCTACGATGCGGCTGGCAACATCACAAAGCTGGTGATTGTCAACGACACGCTAAACCGGGAATGCTTCTGGCATGGGCCCAAGCCTTCCCAACAGCCCAGCACGCCGCAGAAAACTACGCCAAAGCCTTACAACGCCCATCCTATTACCTGCGAGCGCTGCGGACATGAGGTTGTCAGCACCCCAGGAAAAGGCGGAAAGACGCTGACGCCCGGCGAAGTGGTAGCAGTGAGCCGCAAGAGATTCGGCGGCGCTACATACTGTGCAGAGTGCCAGAAAAAGCTCATGGAGGCCCAGAAAGCCCATGCCGGTAATTGAGCAGATCACGGGCACCATCACCGGGTATGACGAGCGCACCGGGACGCTGACCATCACCGCCCATTACGACGACCTTCCCACCATGCTGCGGCGGGAATACGACAAGGTTTCAATCACTTTGCACGATTCCCGCCCCCTCTCAGGGAAACAGCGGCGCAACTGCTACGCCATGATCGGGGAGATTGCCCGCTGGTCCGGCATGGGGAAAGCGGAAACAAAGGAAATCTTGAAGGTTCAATTCTGGACCGCTGAGCTGTGGCAAACGGCTGATAGCCTTTTCTCCCTCTCAGATGCTCCCATGAGCGTTGTAGCGGCGTTTCAGAGCTGGCTTGCCCGGTTCATCGTGTCCAACGATGTGCCCACAAAAAAGCCCATGCTGGACTATGTGGACGATGTGGGCGACTACGTATATTCCTGCCTTGTTCACAAAAAGTGTTGTATCTGCGGCCAATCAGCAGACTTACACCACGTTGAACGGGTTGGCATGGGCAGAAACCGTGAAGAGATCATACATGAGGGCATGGAGGTTCTGCCCCTTTGCCGGGAGCACCACACAGAGGCCCACACCATGCCGGACGAAGCGTTTTTCAAGCGCTTCCACCTTAACGGCGGTATCAAGTTGGACAAGCATTTATGCAAAATGTACGGACTTAAAACCAAAAAATAGGAGGAAAACAATGCTTAACAGAGCCATTTTACAGGGCCGCTTAGTCGCAGACCCTGAGCTGAGACACACCCAGAGCGGCGTTGCCGTGACACAGTTCCGTATCGCCTGCGACCGGGACTACAAGTCTAAAGATCCCAACGCCCAGAATTGCGACTTCGTCACCATTGTCGCCTGGCGGCAGACTGCTGATTTCATCAGCCGCTATTTCGGCAAGGGAAGCATGATCCTTGTCGACGGGCGGATTCAGGTCCGGGCCTACACCGACAACAACGGAGCCAAGCGGCAGGCGGTGGAAGTCGTTGCGGATAGCGTCAACTTCTGCGGCAAGCGGGAGCAGGACACCGCCCAGCAGCCGCACAACGGCGGCGCACAGCAGGGCTACCAGCAGGGAGCGCAGGATCTCACAGAGCTGGACGACGAAGATGACGGGGAGCTTCCGTTTTGAGGTGATGATATGAGTTCAAAATTTTATGCTGTTCTCTGCTTGCTTTCGGCAATCTGCGCCATATTTGCATTGCGCAATAACGAATTTGAAATGGTGTGGTTACTCGTTATTATGAGCAACACGTATGATATTCAGCGCAAACTTAGCGACGGTGGGCTGGAATGACCTACCACATCACCATTCCCGGGCGCTTGCCCGGGATGAACGAGTACACCGCCGCCCAGCGCACGCACCGCCAGAAAGGCGCAAGGATGAAAAAGGACGCACAAGGTATAGTTTCCATCTTCATCCGGCAAAGCCACACACCGGGCATTCTGGAGCCTGTGCGCCTGCATTTCCGGTTCTTTGAGCCGAACCGCAAGCGCGACCTAGACAACATCTCTGGTTTCGCCCACAAGGTGATACAGGATGCGCTGGTTTCCTGCGGTGTGCTGAGCGGCGACGGATGGAAGTACATAGTCGGATATTCTGACACCTTCTCCGTGGACAAGCAACACCCACGGATTGAGGTTGAGATCGAGGAGGTAAGCAATGGAGGGCCGTAAACAATTTACCTTCTATCGGAGCTTTTACGAGGCCCTATCCCGCATCAAAGACAAGGCAGACAGGGCCGATGCTTTTGACGCTATGTGCCAGTTTGCGCTATACGGAGAGGAACCAGACCTTGACACCCTAAGTGATGCTGGAAGTATTGCTTTTTTGTTGATTCGCCCTGTTTTAGAAACGGCAGAAGCAAAAGCGAAGAGCGGCAGAAAGGGAGGGGAAACGAAGCATAGTCAAAGCACCGCCAAGGCAAAGGCAAGCAAACCGAAAGCAAACCGGAAGCAAACCGGAAGCAAAGCGAAGCAAAGCGCAACCGATAAAGAGGGGGAGGTAGAGAAAGAGGCAGAGAAAGAGGTAGAGAAGGAATCTTTATATACCCCCCCTACCCCCCTAGCGGGTGGTAGGCCCCCCGAGGGGGCTGTGCAAAAGCGCAAGACTTTCAAACCGCCTACTCTGGACGAAGTGAGAGCCTACTGCACAGAGCGTGGGAACACCGTAAATCCGGAGCAGTGGTTCGATCACTACGCCTCAAACGGCTGGAAGGTTGGCAAGAACACCATGAAGGACTGGAAAGCCGCTGTGAGGACGTGGGAGCGGTCAGAGTATCGTCGTAACACTACGACACGAAAAAAAGCAAGCAGCGGGCCTGCCCCTGCTTCTCAGCTTACACCTGAGCAGGAAGCGGCGCAGGCGAAAGCACTGGAAGAGAATCAGCGTCAGCTGAAGCAGCTGCTGGAGAAGGTAGGAGGAGCAAATTGAAAGAGTACATAGATTTTTTGAAAAGCAAGGTGGTGACAGCACCGGTCTCCGGGTTCGACGTTCGGGATGAAGATATTCACCCGGCGTTGAAACCGCACCAGAGGGACGCCGTTCGCTGGGCCTTGCACGGAGGACGGCGGGCGCTGTTTGAAAAATTCGGATTGGGTAAGAGCGTTCAGCAGTTGGAGTTTTGCAGACAGGTTATGCTCCACGAAGGAGGAAAGGCACTGATCGTGGTGCCACTTGGAGTGCGTCAAGAGTTTGTCCATGACGCTGTGACCATCCTCGGAATGGAGGCTCCCCGGTACATCACCCGCCAGAGCGACACCGCCGGGGCGCCGGATGGGGCAATCTTTCTGACCAACTACGAGCGGGTACGTGATGGTGACATCGACCCGAAACAGTTCACAGCCGTTTCTCTGGACGAAGCCGCTGTATTGCGTAACTTTGGGAGCAAGACTTCTCAGGTTTTTATCGCAAAGTTCCACGGCATCAAATACAAACTGGTAGCCACGGCGACACCGTCCCCGAACAGGTTCAAAGAGCTGGTACATTATTCGGGTTTTCTGGAAGTTGCGAGTTCAACCGGCATCTTCCAGCGGTTTTTCCATCGAAACAGCACAAAAGCCCACGAGCCTACACTGTTTGAACACAAAAAAGAGGAGTTTTGGCTGTGGGTCTCCAGTTGGGCGCTGTACATTTCCACCCCTGCAGACCTGGGCTATGACTCCACCGGCTACGACCTGCCGCCCTTGGAAGTCCGTACACACGTCGTACAGGATAAATACGGGGAAGTAACAGACAAGGACGGACAGTTTAAGCTGCTGAATGATGCAGCCACAAGCCTGCAGGAAGCGGCAAGGGAGAAGAGCACCAGCATACAGGCAAGAGTCGAAAAGGCTAAAGAGATCGTAGACAGCGACCCGGACGCCCACTTTGTGCTGTGGCATGATTTGGAGTCGGAGCGTCACGCGCTGAAGAAGGCTGTCCCAGGCGTGATCGACATTTACGGCTCTATGGACTACGACGAAAGGGAAAAGCGGGTGATCGCCTTTTCTGAGGGTGATATTCGCCTGTTCGCCACGAAAAAGAGCCTTTCTGGCTGCGGGTGCAACTTTCAGCGGCATTGTCACCGGGCTATTTTCGTCGGAGTTGACTATCAGTTCCATGATTTTATTCAGGCTGTGCACCGGATTTACCGTTTCCTGCAAACGGAGCAGGTCATCATCGACATCATTTACACGGAGGCTGAACAGCCCATTTATGACGAGCTGATGGAGAAATGGAAACGCCATGACGAGATGGAGAAGCGTATGGGCGACATCGTCAAAAAGTACGGATTAAACCAGCGTGACGCCATCGGGCGCATGGAAAGGAGCATTGGAGTGAAACGAGTGGAAGAAAGGGGAAGGAACTGGAGAGCAATCAACAATGATTGTGTCGAGGAAGTCCAGACAATGCCCGACAACAGCGTGGACCTGATTCATACCAGCATCCCGTTTTCTAATCAGTTTGAATATACGCCCTCTTACAACGATTTCGGGCATAACGAGAGCACAGGGCGGTTCTTTGAGCAAATGGACTACCTGTCCCCAGAGCTGTTGAGGATCCTCAAGCCGGGCCGGGTGTTTGCTTGCCATGTGAAGGACCGGACGCTTTACGGCAACGTAACCGGGTTAGGCATAGATCGGA